CAAACATAAAAAATCATTGAACAAATCTGAAAAAAGACAAAAAAAACTAACAAGGTATAAAGGTCAAGGCAGATGAGAAAAGATGTTTTTGTAGATGGATTAAAAAAAGAAACTTTTAACCTAGACGAAACCGAACAAAAAATTGTTTTAAAAGAAGAACTAAATATAGATTCACATTTAAAACATAATAAAGAACTATTAAATAAAGACGATGGTTATTCAAAGTCTAAAGATTTAAAAAGAGTTGCTTCTATACCTATTTTAGCTTTGCAAGTTTGGGCTAATGAATATAATGGAACTAATAATTGGTGGGCTTTACCTAAAGAAGTTCAAAAGGATATTATGAAAAAAAAATTAAATAGTAACGAATTTAAATATTTTAGAACTGCTGAGGGAAGAATATAATGGCTTTATCTACTTACGCAGAATTAAAAACTTCTATTGCTAATTGGTTAAATAGAAGTGATTTAACAACCGAAATATCTGACGACTTTATTAAATTAGTAGAAGCGGATTACAATTCTAAATTAAGAATTGGTAAAATGATTTCTACTTCAACCTCATTTACAATTGATTCCGAAGAAGAAACAGTACCTACTGGATTTTTACAAGTAAGGGATTTTTTTATTTTAAGTGGCGGAACTAAATATGCTTTAAGGTATATGACTCCACCACAAATGGACGAAATAAGAGGTTCTTCTTCTACAGGTATGCCTAGTGTTTATACAATACTTGGCGATAAATTTAGATTTGCTTCTAAACCTGATTCTACATACACAGCTACAATAAATTTTTATAAAACTTTTGATCCTTTATCGGATTCAAATACTTCAAATTATATATTAACGAATCACCCACAAATATATTTATATGGTTCGTTATATCATGCTGCACAATTTTTAGGTGGCGTTGAACCACAAAAAGTACAAGCATGGCAACAAAATTATGTAACGGCTTTAGAAAGAGTTGAAAGAAACGATAGAGAAGATCAATATAGTGGTTCGCCCCTACAAATTAGATCTGATACTTCCGTTGAAGCTGCTTTTCAACCCAACAATAAAGTTATTAATAACAATAGTTAGGAAAATTAAATGCAAATACCTTTTGGCGAATGGTTACCTGATCAACCACCACATCTAAATCCTGGAGCCACAGTTGCAACTAATGTATATTATGCCGTCAATTCTTATAAACCTTTTCCGTCTTTAATTTCTTATTCAAGTACCGCAGGTGGCGGATTAGCAAATATTGGTAAAGATAGTAAAGGGGCAGGTTCTTTTAGATCAACTGAAAACCTAGCGTTTAACTTTGCTGCTACTAAAGATACAATTTATCAATTAACTTCTGGAAGTTTTATAGATAGAGGGGCAGGTGGAAAATTATTAAGTAATTCTTTTGCTACTTGCACAATTACAGTTACCGATTATGCAAATATTGGAGCTGGAAAAACTATAACTTTAAAAAAAAATGATGGAACAACAGTTGTATTTACTTCTTCAACTGGAAGTCCATCTGCTAACGAATTTCAAGTACAAACAAATAACGATACTACCGCTACAAATTTAAAAACTACTATAAATGGTCATGCAGATTTTTCGGCAACAGTTTCAAATAATATTGTTACAGTAACTAGAGCTGCCATTGGTAGAGATAATTTAACCAATGTATCTTCGGACACTACTAGATTAGCAACTACTAATTTTGTTGGCGGAACACCATTAACAGGTGGTGATACAGATTTTTTTACTTTTACACAATTTGGCGATTACATAATTATTAGTAATGGTGTTAATCCACCACAATATTATCAAATGGGTACTTCTACTAATTTTGCTAATCTTTCAACAATATCTACTTCTGGAACTCCACCTACTTTTAGAGTTTCAGGTGTTATTAGAGATTTTTTAGTTACAGGTAATCAAACAAACAATAAAAATAGAGTTCAATGGTCAGGATTAAATGATATTACTTCATGGACACCTGGAACTAAACAAGCAGATTTTCAAGATTTACCTGGTTCTGGAGGACAAGTAGTAGCTATAACTTCTGGGGAATATGGATATATTTTTAGACAAAACGAAATAGTAAGAATGGATTATGTTGGTGGTGCAACAGTATTCAGATTTTCTGTTATATCGCCTAACAGGGGTGCTACTTATGGAAAAACAGTTTGCCAAGATAATAGAAGAGCTTTCTTTTATGCTGACGATGGATTTTTTGAAATTAACGGAGATCAAATAAAACCTATTGGGGCTGAAAAAGTTAATAGATTTTTTGATAAAGATTTAAACAAAGCATTTACAGATAGAATAGTAGCTGCGGTTGACCCATTTAATCAATTAGCTATTTGGTTATATCCATCTTCAAGTGATACAACAAACACAACTGGAGTTTGCGATAAATTAATTATTTATAATTATGTTACCGAAAAATGGTCTATATCTAATGCCAATGCTTCTACAATTTTTACGCAATATGTGGGTGCTTACACAGTTGAATTAATGGACTTAATATCGGCAAACCTAGAAAATATTAATATTTCTTTAGATACTGCATTTTGGCAAGGCGGACAATTGTATTTAGGTGCAATAGATAATAATTATAAGGCTGCAATCTTTTCTGGAGATTCTGGCGAAGTAGAATTAGAAACTAAAGAATTAGAGTTGTTTCCAGGTTTAAGGTCGGATATAACCGAAGTCAGACCAATTGTTGACGCAGTTTCTTCTGTTGCCATAACAACTAGAGAAAGATTAGCCGACACTAAAACAACTTCAACTTATAGTTCAATGGTAACTAGCGGTGTTGTTCCTGTTAGGCAATCAGGTAGATATGTTAGAGTTAATGTAAAAATACCAAGTGGAACAGTCTGGAGCCATGCACAAGGAGTTGATTTAGTTGCTTCAAGGAGTGGTAGCAGATGAGTGATAAATTTGATATAGACAATGTTAGATATAGTTTAGATTCACAAGAATTTTTTCAAAGACAAGTAGAAGAAGCAGTCAATGTATTAATCAACCAAAAAAACACAGAAAATAATAAAGTGTTTGCATGGTTTATAGGAGATTAAATGTCAGGAATAAAAGATTATTCAACAGTCCAAGCAAACAACACTAGCTTAAATACTATTAGTGTTGCGGAGGGAATGTTACCCTCAAATTTAAATAATGCCATAAGAGCTCTAATGAAGAACACTAGAGATTGGTATAATGATAGCCAATGGGTAATCTATGGTGACGGAAGTGGGGCATACACTCCAGCCTATGTAAGCAATACACAATTTACTATTACATCAACAGGAAACGATTTAACTTCTTACTATCATGCGAATAGAAGAATAAAAGCAACTGGAACAAACACAGGAACAAAATTTGGAACTATAAGTTCTTCGGCTTATTCAAGTAATGTAACGACAGTCAATGTTACTTGGGATAGTGGAAATTTATCAAGCGATACAGATTTAGAAATTTATTTATCAGGATTAACGGCTACAAATAATTCTATACCTTTAGGGGTAATAGGTTCTGGTAACTTTGCCGATGGTTCGGTAACAACTGCAAAAATTGCAAATGATGCAGTTAATAATGATAAAATTGCTGACAACGCAGTTCAATCAGCTCAACTTAATGCTAATGCCGTAACCGAAGCTAAAATAAATTCTGGAGCGGTTACTAATTCTAAAATAGGGGCAGATGCTGTTAATGGTTCTAAAATAGCTGACGATAGTATTGATTCAGAACATTTAGTAGATGGTTCAATTGATACAGCTCATATTTCAGATAATGCCGTTACTATGGCAAAAATTTCTGACGCAACAATAGTTACAAATTCAGAACAGTCTGGACATACTCCAGACGATAATACTTTTTACACAACTTCTGCAGCGAACACTAGATTTTTAAATAAAGATACTTCGGAATTAATAAATTCAGGACAAACTTGGTCGGCTTCGGATGATTTTATAGCAACAACAGCAGCGATTGATGCAAGAGTTATTGACCTTGTTGATGATGTTGGCGGTTTTGTTCCAATAGCAAACGAAACAAGTTTTCCAAATACAAATCCAGATGTAAATAATGGCGTAGGAACTATTGTTAGTGTTGAAGCATTATCACAAGCCTATACAGCCAATGGTTCAGGTGTTGTTTCTATTCCTAATGGTACAGTTGGTAATTCTACAGTAACTTTAAATGGTTGTGGTGCTAATACAGTTTTAGCTTCAGGATTTGGAATATTAGTTGAATCTACAACTACACAACATACTTACAATTTTCATAGATTAGTACCAAAAGCAACGGAAGTTTCAACTGTTGCTGCTAAATCAACACAAATAGGATTACTAGGAACTTCAGATGCCGTTTCGGATATGAATACTTTAGGTACTTCACAAACAGTATCCGACATGAATACTTTGGCTGCGATTAGTGGATTAAATACTTTAGCTTCTAATTCTGCAAATGTAACAACGGCTGCAAATAATTTAAGTTCAATAAATAATTTTGCCGAAGTATATAGAATTTCAAGTTCAGCTCCGACTTCTTCTTTAAATGTAGGAGATCTTTATTTTGACACCACAGCAAACGAATTAAAAGTTTATAAATCAAGTGGTTGGGCTGCAGCAGGTTCTACTGTAAATGGTACGGCTGCCAGATTTAAATATACGGCTTCGGCTAACCAAACTACTTTTACAGGTGCAGACGATAGCGGAAACACTCTGGCTTACGATGCAGGATTTATAGATGTCTATTTGAATGGAGCAAAATTGGTCAATGGAACAGATGTAACTGTAACTTCAGGATCAAGTATTGTATTAGCTTCTGGTGCAACTTTAAATGATATAATTTCAATAGTAGCATACGGAACTTTTAATGTTGCGTCTATAAATGCTTCTAATATAACAGCTGGAACTATAAATTCTGCAAGATTGCCTACTGTTCCTACAACAAAAGGCGGAACAGGTTTAACTTCAATAGGTTCTGCAGGACAGGTAATTAAAGTTAATTCTGGAGCTAATGGGCTAGAATATGGTAATGCTAGTTCAGCTGAAGTTTATGGTTTTAGTAAAAATAATAATAGCCAATTGATAGTTACAACAACTAATCAAGGGGCAGACAATATCTCAAGTTCAACTTTCGCCTCTTTTGATGATTGTCTTTTTGCTGCAAGTGGTTTCACTTTCAGTATTAGTAATGGCGAATTAATAGCAACAATATAAGGAAACAAACATGGCAACAATTAATCTAGGTGCTATCAAATTTAACTGGAAAGGAGCTTACAACAACAGTACAGCTTATGCAGTAGATGATGTGGTTTCATCTGGCGGTTCTAGTTATGTTTGTATTTTAGCGTCAACAGGAAACGCAGTAAGTAATGGAACTTATTGGTCGGTAATGGCTCAGGCAGGAACTAATGGTACTGATGTCGGAACAACTTTAACAACACAAGGTGATATACTTTACAGAGATGGAAGTGGATTACAAAGATTAGGTTCAGGAACTTCTGGTCATGCGTTAGTTACAAAAGGTTCTGGTCAAAATCCAGTTTGGGAAGCTGTTGGTGCAGACTTTACACCAATGTGGCATGTTTATAGAACAACTGCCTTTGGTTTAGCTAGTACAACTGAAACTACTATACCTTTTACTGCAGAACAATACGATAGTGATAATGGTTATGATAATTCTTCAACTTATAAATATACTATTCCAAGTGGTAAAGGTGGAAAATATTTTATGTATTGTCATTTAAGAAAAAATAATTTTTCTGGTAATAGATTTTACTGGCAACTGAATAGAGATATTTTTGGTGGTGCTACTGGACAAGCTATAATTACTGCTGAAAATACTCATAGTGGAGATGCTTATATATCAAACTTTGCTACAACTGTTTATCAATTAACAGCAGGAGATAAATTATACATAAGAGCATATCATAACGATAGTGGTACTAGAGAACTTATCGGAGATTTTAGCTGTTGCTACTTTGGTGGCTACAGATTAGCTGATTAATTAATATAGGAGAAAAATAAAATGGCTCAATTAAATACAAAAATAAAAGAATACTGCAAAGCTAATGGTGTTAGTAATGTTGATTTTCTTTCAGATGTTAGATTAGCAGATGACAGCGATGGAAATGGTGCATATATTTCTAAATGGAATTTAGATATTGTTCAACCAACTTCTGAACAAATTGAAAGTTATGAGACAGTAGCCAATGAAACAGAGGCTAATACACCATCAACAGAAGATTTAAAAACTAGTGCTAAAGCTAAATTGATGGCAGGTGAGGCATTAACTGAAGATGAAGCTAATACAATAGTATTATAATTTATTTGGCTAGGTAGAAATATCTAGCCATATAATAAACAAGGAAAAAATTAAAAAATGTCAAAAGCAAGGAATCTTGGAAATATAGTTTCTGGAACTGAACAAACAGTACCAGGTCCAACTTTAGTTGTTAAAGGCGATGGTTCAAGTGCTGACGCTAAATTAACATTAAATTGTAGTCAAAATTCTCATGGAGTTTCTATAAAAGCTCCACCTCATTCCGCAGCACAATCATATACTTTAATCTTACCTCAAAACACAGGAACCAATGGTCAAGTTTTAGCTACCAATGGTAGTGGTACGAATCAATTATCTTGGATAGACGCTGTTGAAACAAAACCAACAGTTGCCAATGTATCGCAAACAATCGCACCTGCTACGGCTACTACAATTAGTATTACAGGAACTGGATTTGTTTCAATACCCTCTGTTGAATTTGTTAATGGTTCAACAGGTGCTATTACAAATTCTAATACAGTTTCATTTACAAACGCAACGACACTTTCGGTAAATGTAACTTTGGCTAGTGGTAACTATTATGTTAGAGTTGAAAATCCAAACGGACTTGCTGGACGAAGTACAAATAATATTATTACGGCTTCAACAGCTCCAAGTTTTACAACGGCAGCAGGCTCATTAGGTTCGGTTGCTGGAAATTTTTCAGGAACTGTATTTACAGTTCAAGGAACATCAGATAGTTCAATTACATTTACAGAAACAACAAGTGTTTTAGTTGGTAATGGCGGTAGTCAAGCCAATTGCAGTTTAGCTTCAAATGGGGTAATAACTACATCAGATTTTGGTGGTAGTTCTACTACACCAACTACATATAATTTTACACTTAAAATTACAGATGCTGAAGGTCAATTTGTAACTAGAGATTTTAGCTTAACTTCTAGCTTCGGTGCAACAGGTGGAGGACAATTTAACTAATGGCTAGTACATATTTAACAAGAACACCTAGTAGTAATGGAAGTCAAAGAATAATGACTTTTTCAGCTTGGATAAAATTAGGAATAACTACAAGTAACGCATTTTTTTCTACAGGTTCAAGTGGTTCTGCTTTATTTTCATTATATTTTACAAACTCCTCTAAATTACAAATGGAATATTATAATGGTTCAACAAACTATTATTTAAGAACAAATAGATTATTTAGAGATGTCAACGCATGGTATCATATAGTAATGGTATTAGATACTACACAAGCAACAGCATCTAATAGAATGAAAATTTATGTAAATGGAACAGAAGAAACTTCATTTGATGCTAGTCAATATCCAACACAAAATTTTGATGTTCAGTATATAAATAGTACCTCTTATTCAAATAAAGTTGGAAATAATAATGGTGCTAATTTTTTTAATGGTTCTATGAGCCATGTTCATTTTATAGATGGTACAGCTTACACACCATCAGCATTTGGTTCAACAGATAGCACAACTGGCGAATGGAAAATAAATACTTCTCCTAGTGTAACTTATGGAACTAATGGTTTCTTTATTTTAAAAGATGGTAATTCTGGTACAGACCAATCTGGTAATAGTAATAACTTTACAGTTGGTGCAGGTACACTTACAAAAACAGAAGATTGTCCAAGTAATGTTTTTGCTACATTAAATCCTTTATTTAAAACACAAGGAACAGAAACTTACGCAAGTGGAAATAATACTTATAAATGCGATAATAATTCTTATGGCACAAGTGTAAGTACAATAGCACCTAATTCTGGTAAATGGTATTTTGAAATTCAAAGTACTTTTGATGATGGCACAAAAGGATTTATGGGATTTATGGATATAGATAATAGTTTTCTTACTTCATCTCATAAGTATCTTGGTATGTCTGGTACTGGTAATTGTGGTATGGGTTATTATGGTGGTGGAACTATAGTAGGAAATGGAAATTCAAATTTACATACAGGATTACATGATTGGGATAATGGAGATGTAATAGGTTGTGCATTAGATATAGATAACAACAAAGCATATTTTCATGTTAATGGCACATATTTAACGATAAGTAGTTATGTTCAAAATCCATCAAGTGGTCAATATGGCATTGATACATCTTCATCTTTATATGGTGGTGCTGTAGGTTTTGGAGTTTCTTCTAAAGATAATTATAATATTTATGCAAATTTTGGAAATGGAAGTTTTCATTCTACGCAACTTACAGGAACGACCTATCAAGACAGTAATGGTCAAGGTATATTTAAATATCAACCACCAACAAACTTTTTAGCTTTGTGTACAAAGAATTTAAATGAATAAGGAGAAAATATAAATGGCATACACAACAATTAATAAATCTACAGATTATTTTAATACTAAACTTTGGACAGGAACAGGTGCAAATTTATCTGTGCAAGGTGTTGGTCATCAACCAGATTTTACTTGGATTAAAAATAGAGCAAATACAGATGACCATAATTTATTTGATGTTCTCAGAGGATTTTCTACTGATGCTTTACTGCGTTCTAATACTTCTGGTGCAGCAACAGATACTACTGAGGGAATTAAATCTTTTGATAGTGATGGATTTAGTTTAGGTACTAATGGTTCTTCAAATGGTAATGGTCAAGGAATGGTATCCTGGAACTGGAAAGCAGGTGGTGCAGGTTCATCAAATACTGATGGAAGTCAAAGTTCAACTGTTTCAGTAAATACAACAGCAGGATTTAGTATTGTAAAATTTGTAAATAATCAAAGTTACACAACAAATACTTTTGGACATGGATTAGGTGTTGTTCCTCAAGTTATAATAATGCGTAGTTTAGATTCTTCTTATAACTGGGATGTTCACCATCATAAAGTAGCTATTAGTAAAAGATTAGTATTAAATTCTAGTAGTGGCGAAGCATCTAGCACTTACATGAATAGTACATCTCCAACTAATCAAGTTTTTACAGTAAAATCAGACGAATTTGACACTAATGATAATTGTATAGCTTACTGCTTCGCAGAGAAAACTGGTTATAGCAAATTTGGTTCTTATACTGGTAATGGAAATGCAGATGGTGTGTTCGTCTATCTTGGATTTAAACCTGCTTTTGTAATAACAAAAAGATATGATGGCTCTGGACAATCATGGCATATGCAAGATAATAAAAGAGATGGTTTTAATTATAATAACCACAGATTATTTGCAGAAAGTAATAGTGCTGAAAGTACAACTTCAAGAATGGATTTATTGTCTAATGGTTTTAAATATAGAGATGGAGATGGTCAAGGAAATGGTCAAAATTTTATCTACATGGCATTTGCAGAAGCTCCATTAGTAGGTTCAAACAATGTACCATGTACAGCTAGATAATCATGGCTAATTCTTACAAGAACCAAAAATTAAATTTAACAACTAATTCAGCTACAACATTATATACAGTTCCTAGTGGTAGAACGGCTATTTTAAAATCACTCTCCGCTAATGAAAAAAGCAATAATGCTACTACAATAACTGTAATTTTATATGACGGAAATCCAGCTTCTGGTGGAAATCCATTTAATATTTATACGAACAAAACAGTTTCGGCTTATGAAACTTTAGAATTATTATCAAAACCTTTAGTAATGACGGAAAACGAAGTTCTGCAAGTAACCGCTGGAAATGCAAATAGATTAATGGTTACGACTTCATTATTAGAAATTTTTGATGAGAAAAGTGCTTAAATTATTGTATTTAAGCATTTTATATAGTATTTATGAAATTAGTTAGAATACCTAGCGAACAATTAGACAAAGTTTGGAGTTTAATTGAAAAAGATATTAAAGACGCTTTAGCTTATTCTAACCAACTAACTGATTCGGATTTTGTTTTAGAAGTTGCCAAACAAGACAAATTTCAAGTTTGGGTACTTTGGGATAAAGACAAAGACAAAACAATAGACAAATATTTTGGCGTTGTAGTAACCGAAATAATACAAAGAAAACTAGGGAAAGTTTGTCATATTTATATTATGACAGGTAGGCAAAGACAAAAATGGCAGTATCTTGTTAAAGATATTGAAGAATTTGCTAAACAAGAAGATTGCAAAATGCTAGAGCTGATTGCAAGACCTGGTTGGCAAAAAGTTTTAAATAATTTTGGGTATAAAAGAACCCATGTTGTTTTAGAAAAACAAATTAAACAAGAGGATAAAATATGAGTTTTGGTGGTGGAAGTTCAGGCGGTAATTCAGTTCAAAATACAGGTGTTCAACCATACGCACCAGCTGAACCAGCTTTAAATCAAATAATTAGTGAATCAGGTAATTTATACAATCAAGGCGTAAAAGCGTCAGGCTATGTTGCACCGACACAACAAACTTTAACAGGTTTAGCACAACAAGAAACAATGGCTAACGCAGCCAATCAACAACTTGCAGCAACGCTTGGTGGACAATATTTAAATCCTTTTCTTTCCCCTTTATTACAAAAAACAGCTTCCGATATTGCAACAAATGTAAATTCTCAATTTAGTGCAGCAGGAAGAACTCCAGGTAGTCCAATGTCGCAACAACAAATTACTTCACAAGTTGCACAAGCAGCTCTACCTTTAGCGTTTGGCGAATATGGACAAGAAAGAAATAGACAACTTTCAATCGCAGCAAATGCTCCAACTTTAACACAAACAGGTGCACAATTAGAAAATTTAACTAGACAACAAAATTTAGCACCTTATCAATCTTTACAACAATACGCAGGTTTAGTTTCGCCAATTGCAGCAGGATTTCCTGTAACCCAACAATCGGTAAATACTAGAGCCAATCCATTAACAACCGCAGCTGGTGGAGCTATGATGGGTTCAATGTTTGGTGCACCAGGTGCATTAATAGGTGGTGGATTAGGCTTTTTAGGAGGACTACTATAATGAATAAAATAAATAAAATAATTTATAATCTAAAAACAGATATAGATAACAACACATCTAAATATATTTTTATTCTTGGTATATTATTTGTTGTTTCAATAATCTTGTAAGGAAATAATAATGTTACTAAATAAAAACTTTGAAATGCAAGGTGGCGTAAGAAATTATTTAGGTAAAACTCCAGAAGTTACAGCCCCTAAATTTTGGCAATCTTCTGAAAACAGTCCTCCTACTGAATTATCATACATAACCGAAGCCGAAAAAGGTTTATTACTAGAAGCTAATTTACATGGTTCATTAATGAATAATCAACCAAATGTAGGTGCTTCTGGAATATTAAGTTTTGATGGTTGGGGAGATGCTAGTGATGGATTTGGCGGTGGTGGAGCTGATGCTAATGATGGATTTGGCGGTGGAGATAATAACAATAATAATAATAATGATAACTATGGTGATGGTGGTTGGGAAAATACACAAAGTTATAATGATTTTAACGAAACTCCAGTAAATACAAATTTTGGAAATGATAATGACAATAAACCTTTTGAATATCCTGATCCTGTTCTACCACCTGGAGTAGTTTCTAATAATTTTGATTACGAAACAGACGCTTATTCTGGAGATGTGGGAATAGACGCAGGTTACGGATTAGGAGAAATTACAAACGCTACTTATAACAAAGATACAGGTTTAGTTGATATTGAACAAACTCCAGGAATTATTAATACGGAACAATATCAAACAGCTAATTTAGGTGCATTTTTAGATTCCCCTGATGTTAGCGATAAAGATAAAATAAATACTTTAAATCAATTACAAGCCTTATCTAATTCCGATTTAAAAGGTAGTAAATTATCGGATATAGAAACAGATTTTGTTATGGAAAATTTGGATTTAGCTTTTAACAACATTAAAGATCAAACAAAATATAGTAAATATACTTCTTCAATAGACGAAAACGCTACAACTTTTTCAAAAGATATGTCAGAAAATCCTTTAAGTACAGTTGTAAAATCTGGTGGTATTGTAGGAACTATGATAAGAGGAGTTACCGATACTTATAAAAATAATAAAGCGTTAGGCGTTTTAGGTTATACAGGTAAAACAATAAAATATAACCCAGATGGTTCTGGAGATTTTAAATATGATGGTAATTACTTAACAGGTAATGTAGGAGGAGATGAAAGAGATGCAATAAATCAATTAACTCCTTTAGCTGCAAATCTTATAGGAAATACAACTCCGCAAAATTCTATGGTAAATAACTATTTTAACAATATGCAATCCCAAAATGTATCTGATGTGCAAAAAGCATACGATCAGGCTAAAGCTAATCTTAATATGACACTAACCCCCCTATCTAGTCAATTTGGCTATTCTCAAGCCCCCTATGGCGGTTTTACGGCTACTAATTTAGCCAATAACCCTTATAATATAGACTATTTGAAAACAAGAGGATTGATATAACATGAACTTTTTTGAACGACTTTTTAGACAAAATTTAATGAATAAAACTATGGGAAGTAATTCCGTAGCCCCAGATGGTATTGTTAGAAATAATGCACCTAATAATGGATTGTTAAGTAATAACAATAAAGGTTTCTTTGGTAGCTTTAATAATATTAATCCTAATTTAATTCTTGGGGCAAATATGATTGGACAAGGAATACAAGGTAAAGACCCATTTAGTTCTTTTGCACCTGCTTTACAACAAACAGGACAATTACAAAGTCAATTTATGCAAATGGAAGAAATGAAAAATAAAATGGCTGAAAATAAAAAGGCAAGAGAATTAGCTGATAAACAAAGAAATTTTTTTGATAATTTACCTGATGACAGTCCATATAAAGAAATTGCAGAAGCATTTCCAAAAGTTGCCGTTACAGGTATTTTAAACGAAAGACTAAAATCAATAGAATTATCTAATAAGAATAAACTACAAAAGAAAAAAGATATAAAAGAAGCATTTAAGAATATTCAAGACCAAGAAAATGAATTTTTTAAAAATTACAATGATGACAAACAAATAGAAAATTTTAATGAATCTACAACACAATTAAAAAAAATGTTATCTTCTTTAGAGCAAAACACAGGAGCTGGAGATGTAGCAGCAATTTTTGCTTTTATGAAAACACTAGACCCTAATTCAGTAGTTAGGGAATCAGAATTTGAAGTAGCTGAGGGAACAGGTGGTTCTGCTTTAGTTAGTTTTGAAAAAGCATTTCAAAAATGGCAAAAGTTAAGAAAAGGTGAAAGATTAACTGATAGAGAAAGAGAAAACTTTAAAAAAGCTGCAATAGAATTTCATAATGCTTCTGAGAGTTCAATTGATAATATAAGAACTGGTTATGAAAAAATTGCAGAAAATAGAGGATTAAACATTGAAAATATTTTTGTAGATAATGATTTAAGACCATTATTTGTAAATAATAAAGTTCCTGACGGACCTCCAGGTCAAACGAAAGATGTTATAAATAGATTGCCAAAAGGTACAAAATTAGCTGATTACCAAGATGGGTTTTATTTCTTTAGATTACCGAATGGCTCATTATTTAAAATTAAAGGTTAATTATGGCTACAACCCTAGAATTTGTAAATCAACTTCCTAGCGATCAAAAAAAAGAATTACTAGAATTAAACGAAGTTCCTAATAAAATAAGATTTCTTGTAGAAGCTGCACCAAACATGGCTTCTAAAGTAGCAACTCTTGAAAAATTTTACACTAAAGTTGAACCCTTACAAGGTAATAATTTTATCGTTACTGATGAAAAAGGCGATAGATACCAATTAGATAATAAAAATAAAACTAATCTTGCAGACGCAATAGATTTAGGAAAAGAAGCTACCGAAATGGTTGGTTCTATTATAGGAACTGCAAAAGGTGCTGTTGCTGGAAGTGCCGTACCTGTTGTTGGAACTGCAGCTGGTGCCGTTGTAGGTTCTGGAGTTGGAATGGCTGCAGGTGCGGAATTATTTGAAAGAGTTGGACAAATGTACGGTGCAGAAATATTAAGAACTAATAAAGAATGGGCAGCACAAAGAGGAACCGATTTTGCTTTTGGTTCTGTTGGACAAGCTGTAGTTCCTTTAATATTAAAACCATTAAAAGGTTCAATAACAGGTTTTGGAAAAAAAGGAGTAGAAACAGCAAAAAGATTAGAAGATTATATAGACGCTGGAGTAACACCTTCTTTAGGACAAGTTACACAAAAAAGAGGATTGCAAACAGTTGAACTATTGTTAGGTAATTTTCCAGGAAGTTCTGGAAAAATAGCAGCAGTTGCTGGAAATGCACAAAAACAATTAGGCGACAAAGTTTTATCTACGGCAAAAAATTTAATTAAAAAACCAGTTGTTCCTGACGAATCAATAGTTGGTAGAGCATTAATTAATTCTTTAGATGGACTTAATAATCCAAAAAGTTTTGTAGGAATGTTTAATGCAAAAGCTAACACTTTATTTGGCAAAATAGATAAATTTATAAAAAAAGACGCTTTAATTGATTTATCTAAAGGTAAAGGAAGCACATTAAATACTATTCGTTCATTAGTTGATGATATTCCAGGTGCTAAAAATGTAGGTGATCAATTAAAAAGTCCATTCTTAAAAGATTTGTTTGGTAATTTGCAAAAAGATATGGTCAATGGACAATTACCTTATGCTGCAGTTAAAAGTATAAAACAAAAAATAGGTAAAAAAATGGCTTCTTTTGATTTAGTTCCTGATGTAGAAAAAGGACAATTAAAATTAATTTATAAAGCATTAAGCGAAGATTTAAAAATTGCTGCTAAAAAATATGGAAGTGATACTGCTGTAAAACAATTAGATACGGCTAATAAATTTTACCAAAAAGGATTACAAAGAATTGAAGATTATTTACAACCAATAGTAAATATTACTGACCCTGATAAACTTGTAATGAGTTTATTAAGTTCAGGAAAAGAAGGTGCGACTAGATTAAATGCAGTAAGAAATTCTTTAGCAAAAGTAAATAAAGAAGCATCAAACGATTCATATAAAATTTTAGTATCTAATATTCTTGAAAGAATGGGTCGTATGCAACCAGCACAAACTTTTGGTGGCGATACTGTTATGACAGCTGGAAGATTTTCTTCCGAAACTTTTTTAACTAATTTTAGTAAATTATCAGATCAAGCTAAAAAAACACTTTTTAAAAGTGCACCTTTTGGAAAAGAATTTCAAAAAAATTTACAACAAGTAGTTAATATTGCAGATAATATTAGAGCAAGTGGTAAAACTTTTGCTAATCCTAGTGGAACTGCAGATAGATTAGTAGG